GCGCTTTTGCAATTTGGATGGGGCATGAAAAAACATGATACAAGCACTGATTGGGCCGGTTACTGGCCTGCTAGACAAGTTCATCGAAGACAAAGACCAGAAGAACAAACTGGCGCACGACCTAGCCACAATGGCCGACCAACACGCGCAAGAGCTGGCCAAGGGTCAACTGGAGATCAACAAGGCTGAGGCGTCTCACAGGTCAATTTTTGTGGCCGGGTGGCGTCCGTTTATCGGATGGACTTGCGGCATTGCCCTGATGGCGCATTTTGTTTTATTTCCAGCCACTGACTTTATCACGGCTTATATGGGGCTTGAGATACCACCTATGCCAGCCTTTGATATGGAAAGCCTGATGACCGTACTGCTGGGCATGTTGGGTCTTGGCGGCATGAGGTCATTTGAAAAGATGAAGGGTTTAACGAAATAAGGGGGCTTTCGCCCCCTCACCTCACTTATAAAGATATTGATAGTCAAATCTATCTGCGGTCTGCATATCCTCAAAAACTACGTTGTAGCTTTCATCGTCAATGCGCTCGACCCGCCTGACCATAGCCGTGACCGTCCTGCCACTTGGGCTAGTCACGCTGACTAGGTCGTTTGGTTTTAGGTGTTCTGTCTGCATTTAGCCCCCCAGCTTTGCTTTTGTTGGGCGCCTTAAAAACCCAAACTTCTGATCGTCATTGCTTGGCGTGATTGCCGCAGTAAATGAGACGCGCTTGCCCTTCAGCTCTTGGCCGGTGACAAACTGGCCGTCTTCCTCGGCTGGCTCATGCAACTTTGATGGGATTGAACCCCAAACCTTAAAGCCGCTATCGTCACGCACCAGCATCTTCCACTGCATACCAAAAGAAGTGTCGCGAATGTCAGTCGAAATAATAACGCCAGTCACCTCAACGCGGCCCTCTGGGCAATCTGCTGCGGCTTCCCACTCAGCAGTGCGCTCGGCTTCGCGCTTTTCTTCGCGTGCCATAACCTTGCGAACGGCAGCCTCTTGGTTTTCTGTCAGCCTGCCCCACTCATGCAGAGCGTCGCGCATATCGGCAATAAAGTCGCTGCCGCCACCAAGCACAAAACTCTCGATTTCCTTGCGTGTCTCGTCCTCAGCAATCCAACGCTTATTGCGCCCGATAGACGCGTTGGCCTTGATGCTTGCCTCACGTCCGGCTTCCCAAGCTGTCTGGTTCATAATGAAAGTCATATCAATCTCCCTTGTTACCCTCTGAATATAAGATGATATCACTTTAATATCAACCCCTGTCGAGCAAAAAAAGACCCCGCCCAAGGGCGAGGCCGATATTCGTTATAAAAGCTTAAACGCTCTGGCTCGACCGGCTACCTTCTCAGCCGCGCCGCGCTCGACTAGCCCCGACATCAGCCGGTGTACTTGGCTAAAGCTCTTGCCGGTCTTCTGCGACAGCTCATTAATGGTTGGCGTGTAACCATACCGGCGGGTCATGCGGTCAATCAGAATCCGCAGCTCCGCCTGCTTTTTTGTCAGTGGCACATCAATCATCACGCACCTCTCTCCAAAATTGCACATCACCAGTAAGCCAACCGCCACTACGGTCGCTCACAAAAATGTGCATACCCTTCCACTCTTTGCCATCTTCATCAACGTAGTAGCCAACAAACTTGCCCACGCTCTCAATAACAAATTCATCCCTATGCCCTTCCATCAACGTCGCTTTATATTCGACGCTTTTATCTTTTTCTGGCATACGATCTTCAACAGATACCCACTCATCCATCCTTTGATTCCTTAATCGTTAGCGTTGACTGCCGGACAATCCGTGCGGGCTTGGCCGGCGTCGTCTTGGCCGGTTGCGCCTTAAAATTACGCATTGGCCATTTGACATAATAAGAGCGATTGCCGACCACGCCGGTCGCCTCATCGTGGCTGCCCAGACGTTCTTTCAACATAGCCTCAGCCTCATCAATGTCACCCTCAGCGGCTCGCTTGGCGTCCTTGGCGTTGACCAACTGAGCCAGCCAGTCGTTGTCTTCGCCCTCTAATGTTATTGGCGGCGCACCGTCATCGACACGCGGATACGCTGTATTGCCGTCGGAGCTGGACTGGATCGGATACCAGTCAACGTCAAACTTGCGACGTTCAAATTCCTCGATTTCGTCGGTAATGCGAGACTGCGTGGCAGCGTTGGCTTGGTAAAGGAAGACGCGTAGCTCTATACCGCCGTACAAGACGCACACAGCGCCCCACGTTAGTTTGGTGGCCATCAATTGCCCCTGCAATTGAAGTACGCCCCTGTGAGGCGCTGGGCGGTCTTCTGGCTTGCTGCTAGTCAGCTTGCTCTCTAGCACGCCCACGCCGTCCACCCAGACAGGGCCGTCAACGCAATAGATGCCCTTGGCTGGGTCGGTCGTGACTTCATGCCCCAGCCCGCCGTCAGCGGTGCCGTCAAGCGACACGGCGAATGGTAGCGTGTCGTGAAAGACGGCGTCGTGTTCAAGCTTCAGGTCAGTCAGGTTGAGCCTTTCAGCCGAAGTGGTGAGGATGGCGCCCTCAAGGGCATCACCCCAATCGCAGGCTTCGTTGCCGTTAAATGGGTCTGGATCAGGCTTGCCTTCGATTGAGGCCAGCGCCTTGGCAAGCTGATCGTTTGGGGTTTTGTACGGCGACATGTTCATAATTACCGGAATGACCGAAGCGGTTATGATGTCGTCGGGTGTTTTCTTTCCTACCATTAGTTAGTCTCCCATTTGTTGTGTTTTCTGCTGTTTTCGGACTTAGTCAATATTTGCATATTCCAAGGAACATTTAAGCCACATATCTTGTCGTGCTTTAAAGGCACGATGTGGTCAACTTCGTAAGTAATCCCTGTCTTTTCTGTTAACGAAATGGCTTTTTGATAAAACTTTGCGATAGCAAATTTATCCACGCCGTTTGGTGTGGCCTGCCTAATCCGTCGCCGTCTAAGCTGACATTCAATTCTTCGTTTAAGTCTATACTCAGGATCATTTTGCCAACGGTTAAAATTGCGAAGCCTTTGACGCTCTAAAACGTGCGGAAGTCTAGCGTATTCTCTGCTTTTCTTTCGCCTTGTTTCGGCTTGCTCCTCTGTCTCCATTGCCTTGTACTTTTTATAATGATTTTTAAGAAACTCAGGGTCTGAAGTTAACTTTTCATAATATGCCTTACGATTTTTTTTTGTTTCAGGTTTCGCGGCATACCTGATTTGAGTTTCATGCCTTCTGTCTGGGTGCTTTTCTAAATATTTTTTTGCTCTTAATTTTCCACACTCCACACAATGATATGTGTTAATAAATCGTTCAGATAAATGACCGCGCTTACACTTTACGCCGTCAAAGTATCGCGGCAACCCTTGCGCCTTAGCGTCCTCAAAAACCACAAAAGTTATGTTGTGCTGTTTGCAGAAATCAATGGTATCCAAACGCTGCTTTTCAATACGATGCTTTTTCTTTTCAGCGTTAGCTTGCTTATGGCGCTCAGAATATTTTGTATGATATGCAATAGATGAACATTCTTGACACGGCCCAGCCAAAGAGCGTCTGGCGATGTGACCGTGCTTGCAGGGTTTGCCTGTGAAGTACCATTTTAACCCCTGTTCAATCGCCTCTTGGCGCGTGATAACTTCCATCATCCTGCACCCCCAAAGCGAGCCATCAGCGCCCACATGTTATATTCAGTGGTCACTGCGTTTGTGCAAAAAGCCAAGCCAAATGCCATTAGCAACAGCATACAAATTGTGTCTTTAATCATTGCTCTCTCCTATCTTCTGTGACTATCATCCAAGGACGCTTGCCCACTTCTGCCTCTGTCATAATGCGCTTTTCATCTGACGGTATGTGATCGCGTTGCCAACCACCTTCAGTCCAATCTGCCGCACCCATCCCCTCTCGCACTGTCCTTTCTAAGACAGCCCATTCAGCGTCAGACAGGTTGATCCGATAGCCTTTCTTTAACCGTGTTACTTTCATGTCACTCTCCCATATTTAGACGGTTTCTTTAAACGCGCGTCAGGCTTCTTGGGTGCCAACGCCGTCCAGCCATTGACGTGTAGCCGGTACGCGCTACAAACAACCTCACCGCCGACCCAAGATTCGCCGCGCGATATGTGCGTGATGAGGCTCTTGTTGTCGGTGCGCTTGCAAGCCAACGCAATTGCATCATACCGGTCGTGGATTGGGCCGGTCACAATTGGACGCGTGAACGGATGGCTCACGACGTACCAGAGTTTTTCGCGATCTGATCTAATTTGTTTCATTTCAGTCTCCCATCAATATCTTTCAGACCACACGCTTGCACCGTGATCGGTGCAGAACTTTTTTGCAGCCTTTAATGTCGCAAACTCATAGCGAGTGGAATCACCGCACCATTCCTCACCGCGTTCTGTCTGTTCAAGGATCGGCATATCAATCACCCACATTCCATAACCATTTTTTGCAATGAACTCTCCACACGCTGATCCGTAACCAAAATCAGCAATATGTAATGTCATTTTTGGTGGAGCCTTCTTCTTAACCCTGCGAGTGACGCTGAACATTCCATTCCATAAATCTTCCATTTTAATCTCCCTTTCTGGCGGGGCTGTTAAGCCGCCGCCTTTTTAAAATAACCGCCGCGCATGACAAGGTGCGGCTCGTATCGTGGGTGCATAGGAAGCCAAGCATATGTTGCGTACTTCTTGTCGTTCTTCAGCACGTCAATCGTCACAAGTTCTTTCCGATGAAATTCGCCAGCTAGACCCAAGTTCTGACAATGCAATCGGTCAGCCTTGCTGCTATAAATATATCTGTGCGCTTCGTCCTTTGCCTCTGTGACCGTCACAAACCCATCTTTGGTTATCATAACGTCATTGACTAAATCGCGGATTGTCAGGCTGTAAGTCATCGTTATCTCCCTTTCTGGCGGGGCTGTTAAGCCGCCGCCAATCTTTTAAGTAAAAAGGCACGGCTCGCGCCGCCTTTAGCAATATTGGAAACATACTTGCCATCACGATACTCATCAGCCAGCCAATGATTGCCAATCTGATGAACGCGGATATGTTCCGCACCAACAACAACCCAGACTGCGCCCTTAAACCGTGTGCGTTCTGCAATTTTTTTCAACTTGACCATTTGGTAATCTCCCTGATTTCCCGTGTTTGTCCCTCTTACCCTTAGAATATAATTATGATATCAACATATATCAATAGCAATATTTCATTATTATTAGATTAATTGCAGAAAAATATCACTATGCCTTTAATCGCCCAAATTTGCCCGCTGACGGCATGTAGGTGTTTTGGGGCATAAGCGTACCAAAAAGAAGCCAGAAGCGTTTTTTGCTTCCAGCAACGATCACAGAAGGGTCATAAAATGAGTGAAGTTAAGCCAGTTTTGTTGAGGCTCAGAGCCTCGACCATCGAAATGCTAAAGGCCGAGCTGGATGTGTCGGCTCACCGTAGTCAGTCGTCGCTTGCCGATGAGCTGCTGGTCAGACAGCTTGAGGCAAGCTTGCGGCAACGCAATATACAGTTTGAAATGGATCGTCAGGCAGGGCGGGGCTGATGCGTGCCGGGGGTGGACGTGCCAAGGGGGCAGCGTTTGAAAGGCAGATCGCGGGCATGTTGTTCGATGAGTTGGGCATAAAGTTTAAGCGCAATCTTGAGCAGTACCAGATGAAAAATCTGG